TCGGCTGACGTATTTGCAAATGGAATTGCAGTAAGCAGACAAAGTGATATTAACACAACACATAAACTACCACCAGCTCCATGTCCATCACACACCGCCCCTATTACTACAGGGTCTACCACAGTTTTTGTTAATAGTTTGGGATGTGGTAGAGTCGGCGATGCGGTTACAGCATGTACATCAGTCGCAGCTGGTAGCCCAAACGTATTTGCAGGAGGTTAATTATGAGTAAAGTAAGTAAAAAGTGGACTAAGGCAGTTCGTAGAGAGAGGAGCTCCTTGGAACGGACTCTTGCCCAGTTGGATGCTTGGGAAAGAGGGAAAAAGGTAGTTCTTAATATACCTAATTCTAATCCACATGAAAAAGGTAAACCGTTTCTTAGGGTTGACGCAAAAGAGGTTTGGCGCAAACAGGAACCTTATATTATGAAGACACAATCTTGATAAAATAGTATAAATAATACGAACAGGAGTCTATCGTAAATGGTTAATGCTTGGCGAAATACAGATGCATTTAATGATGATCAGGGAAAAACTGATACTCGTAGTTCTCAGGTTTATTCTGATCTCGATTTATTTTTTGGTAGGAATAATAAAACGAAAGATGTATCCAAACTTTCTAATGTTACCGCTGTCAAAAGGTCTGTTCGCAACCTAGTGTTAATGAATGAGTTTGAAAAACCCTTTCATCCAGAAATAAGTTCTGGTATAAGAGACACTTTATTTGAGTTATTGACTCCAGTTACAGCAATTATTCTTGCAAGACAAGTACAAGACGTTATTGAAAACTTTGAACCCCGAGCTCGTTTAATTGGAGTGAGGGCTTGGCCTGATTTAGATCGTAATGCTTATGATGTGTCTGTACAATTTTATGTGGTTAATGCACCAACAGAATTAATAGAATTAACATTACCTTTAGAGAGATTACGATAATGGCAAACAATAGAAGAGTAGATATAACAGAATTTGATTTTGATGACGTAAAGACAAACCTAAAAACTTTTCTCAAGGCTCAAACTGATTTTAAGGATTATGACTTTGAAGGTTCTGGTATGAATATCCTTTTGGATACTCTTGCATACAATACTCATTATCTTGGTTATAATATGAACATGTTAGCAAACGAGATGTTTATAGACAGTTCTTCTTTACGGTCTAGTATAGTCTCTCATGCTAAGACTTTAGGTTATGAGGTAGATTCTTGCAGAGCTCCTTATGCAGAAGTTAATGTTGTATTAAACGATAGTGGACTATCTACAGCAACTATGTCGGCAGGAACAAAATTTAATACTACTTTAAATCAAATAGATTATCAATTTGTCAATATTGCAGCTGTTACAGCATCTAGTACAGGTTTAGAAATTCCTTTCAAAAATCTTAAAATTTATGAAGGTACATATATCACTACCCGATACACTGTAGACTCAACCGATGTTAATCAAAGATTTCTTTTACCAGAAGAGAGAGCAGACACATCAACTCTTACTGTTAAAATACAAAATTCTTCTACGGATACAACTCAAACCACATTTTCTAAAGCTACAGACATATCTGCACTAACAACTACAAGTGAAGTTTATTATTTACAAGAAGTAGAGGCTAGTCAGTATGAAGTTTATTTTGGGGATGGAGTTTTAAGTAAAGCAATATCCGATGGTAATATAGTTCTTCTTCAATATGTGGTAACAAATAAAGATGCAGCGAATGGTTCTTCAACCTTTACTTCTGCTGGAGCAATAGATACTATCACGGATATTACGGTCACGACAGTAGAGGCGGCTGTTGGAGGTACAGAAGCTGAAGCTCTTAAATCTATAAAATTAAATGCTCCTTTAGATTATGCATCCCAAGGAAGATGTGTTACTTCCGAAGATTATAAGTTGTTTGCAAAAAAACTGTTTCCACAAACGCAAGCTGTTATGGTTTTTGGTGGTGAGGCTGGTTCCTATGATCCTACTCTTGGAGTGACTAGTACTGCCTCTTATGGTAGGGTATACATATCTATAAAATCTACTACAGGGAATAATCTTACTACGGCTCAAAAAGAACAACTGATAGCTGATCTCCAAAAATATAATGTAGCTTCTATTACTCCAGTTATTATTGATCCAGAAATTACTTATCTTATTTTGAATGTCAATTTTAAATATGATTCTAACAAAACAACCAAAGAGAAATCAGAATTAGTGACTGATATTAACAGTACACTTTCTGATTTTAACAATAATGAATTAAAATCTTTTGGAAGTTTGTTTAGACATTCTGTTGTTACTGGTCTTATAGATGACACACATACTTCAATTTTAAGCAACATAACAAATGTTACTTTAACTAAAAACTTTACTCCCACATTAAATGCTTCAACTGGTTATAATGTATATTTTAATAATCCCCTTTATAATCCACACGCTGAACATAATAAATCTGGAGGTGGTATTATAACATCTTCTGGTTTTAAGGTTAGTGGTGATGCAACTAATGAACAATTTTTTGACGACGATGGTGATGGTAATTTACGTAGATATTATATAGAGGGAATTACAAGAAATTATCAAGACAGTACAGCAGGGACAGTTACTTATAGTACAGGTGATATTAAAATAAATGCTATAAATGTAACTTCTTTATCTGATATAGATGGATCCTCTTCAACTGTTATTCGGTTGACAACTGTCCCATCATCTAAGGATATAGTACCTGTTCGTAATCAAATATTAGAATTAGATTTGGTGAATACTACAATACAGGGAGAAATAGATTCGATAGCAGTGGGTGATACTGGGGCCAGTTCTACATATACAACTTCTACTAGCTACACAACTACACAGAGTTATTAAACATGCCATTTGACGCATCACTTATTACAAAAATTTCTCCTTTGATAGAAGGACAGGTTCCCGATTTTGTTCAATCGGATCATCCTATTTTTGTCCAGTTCTTAAAACAATATTACCAGTTTTTAGAATCAGCAGAACTTATTGTCTCAGGTACAATTAGTCATTTAGTTTTAGAAAAAACTGATACACAATACATATTACCCGAAAGAGAGTTTGAGGGAAAAAAACTTGTAACGGAAACTGGAACTGGTTCAACTGGTAAGTTTGTTGTAAATGAAACTATTACAGGTGGAACTTCCAATGCTACTGCTACTGTCCTTGTAGATGATTTAGAAAATCTTAGATTATTTATTTCAAGTCAACAGAAATTTGAAATAGGAGAAACCATTACTGGTGGAACTTCTGCTGCTACTGCTACAGTTACTTCCTATCGTGCAAACCCCGTTGCTTCCATTCAAAAATTATTAGACTACGCAAATCCTGATAACACTGTTGCCGCTATGATGGATGAAATGTTTAATCAGTTTATGACTGCAATTCCTAAGACTTTAGCATCTGGCACTTCCAAACGTGATCTCATAAAAAATATTAAAGACTTATATGCTGCCAAAGGAACCCAAGAAGGTCATAAGTTATTTTTGAGGATGATGTTTGCTGAGGAAGCTGAACTTAGTTATCCTAACAAATATATGTTTAGAATTTCTGATGGAAAATGGTTGAGAAAAACTCTTATAAGATGCGAAAGTCAGCCTGGTGCTAATGGTGCAGATATTATAGGAGAATATTTAACTGGCGTAACTTCTGGAACAACTTGTTTTGTAATTAATGCTATTACATTTCAACAAGGCGCTACTTCAATTACTGAATTTGAAATTTTAAAAGATTCTGTTGTAGGTACATTTATACAAGGGGAAACTCTTAAAGCTAGTTCTCTTACCGAAAAGGTAGAGATGAAATTTACCATTCAGAAAATTGTAGCAGACACTACTATTAATGATGGCGGTATATTATATTCAACTGGTGATGTGATTGATTTAGATTCTACGGTAGGTAATGATAGAGCTGTAATACAGGTTGATCAAACTGCTACTGGTGCTGTAGATGATGTTATAGTTGATGATGTTGGAAGTAAGTATAGAGTAAACGATCCTCTAGTTTTTACTACTACAGGATCAAGTATTATAGATGCTGTGGCCTTTGTTTCAGTCGTGGGGGGAAGTCCTTTATTAGAAGATTCAGATAATAGTGATGGTTATGATGATTATTTAAATTTAGAATTGGGTTCAAAATCTTCTTTTATAGACTTTTCTTTAACTCTAGAAGATGGTGATTATCTTTTATTAAATGGTACGGATAGTAGTTCTACAAATGCTGGTTATTATTTTCAAAGTGAGCCTGGTACAGCAATATTAATTACAGATACGTATGGAACAGAAAATGATCGTATTGTGTTTGAGGAAGGAACATCATCTACATTAGGTGAGGTTACGAGAATATATGTATCTGAAGGAGGTTCTGGATATTCTGAACTTCCTACAGTTACTATAACAAGTAAATTTGGAACAAGTGTTAAACTTATACCAACTACAAAAGAGATAGGAAAAATTTTAAGTATAAAAATTACAGATTCGGGGTTTAATTATCAAACAGCTCCCGAAGCTACGATTGCAGCAAATTTTGTATTGAAAAATGTATCAGGTAATGAAAATTTTGCAAAAGATATAGCCTTAACTTCACATGAAGGAACTATTACTGCTTGGGATTCTGATAAACAAATTTTATCTGTAGATATTGAAGATGTTGTCAGAGTCCAAATGGAACAAGATAACTCAGCAGTATCTCAACAAATTGAACAGGAAACTAATACGGAGTTAGTTTTTAGTAGAATACTTGGAAATAATATTTTAGAAACTAATGATGTTGATTATTGGAAAGGATTTTCCAATCAAGATTTAGCATCACTTTTAACATCTTTTGTCACTGAAGATAGTGCTTATAATCTTGTTACTGATGCTGATGCTTCAGGCGTAGAACAAATTACATTAGAAAATACTGATTCAGATTTAGCAACAGCAGGAATTCAACTTGAAGATCGTGGAGCCGATAGTATGGATGATGCTGAACAAGATAGCGTCACTCAACATTTTCTTATGCAAGATTATGCAGAAACTCCACCCACTCTTATTTTAGAAGCTTCTGCCGTTGGGGATTCAATTTTGTTGGAAGGAAATGTTGGCGCCACTGCCACTGTTAATGGTGCAACCACTGCTTCAACTGCACTTGTTGTGGACGGAAATAGTGGAACAATTACAGTCGGGATGGGTATTGCTGGAACAGGAGTTAGTACCACTGCTCCAGCGGTTACAGTAATAACTGTGACAGATCAAAATAATCTTGTATTAAGTGAAGTGCAAACTTTAGCTGATGATGTTGATTTAGAGTTTATAGATTTGGGTACTAGTACTGATGAGTTGCTTTTAGACAGAACGGCTGCCGGCGGTGCTGATGCTGGTGATAAACTTCTACAACAATCAACGGATGAGGGAGGTAAAATTCTTTATGAATCTCATCTAGCTATTTCAAATCTGCAACAACGAAAAGATAAACTTCAACTAGACGGGGCTGGTATACAATTATTTAATGCCGGCGGATGGATGGAAGAAGATTCTTCCATTACTGCAATTTCATCTCAAATAGTTACTACTCCTGATGATACTGTTGATTTACTAGTTTTTGAACAACAGAGTGGAGTTGCTAATGAACAGATAAGATTAGAAGTTGGTATTCCAGATGGAGGATTGATTTTAGAAGAACAAAATAGTGTTTATATTCTTATGGAAGATGATGCTACTTCTGTTTCTGAATTTATTAGATTTGATGCTTTTAACGACTCTTGGATTCTCAGAGATGGTCTAAACGTGGTAAACAATTATTATGGAGGTGGTTTAAACTTGAGGTATTTTGTTGCCTTGGAAGGAAATCAACCTGTTATTACCAGTGTGCCTCATGACATAGAAAGATCAAGAGATGAAGGGGAAGGTATTCTTCTAGAAGATTATTGGACGGATGGTTCATTAACAACTAATGATTCTAGTCGGACTGTAAATTCTGAATACGTTATTCTTTTAGAAGGAATAGATGGAAATTCTGGTGGTACTGATGTTAATGGGTTTTATAATATCTATGAAGAAGAAACGGTTGATCATGCTAATGATTCTTCTGGTAGACTTATAAGTGAAGATTCAGAACCTTTAATTAATGAAGATGTTTCTTCAGAACAAAATATGGGTTCTGGTAAGATTATGATGAATAATCATATTATAGCTGGCGATGAAATACTGCTAGTTATGAATGGTACAGATGACTCAGGTACAAATAGTGGCGACAGTATTATTTTAGACGGTGTGTCTGCTACTGAACGTGCTGGTAATACATTGGTTCAAGAGAGTGGGTTACTTTCTGGTGTGGACGATAATCGAACTGGTGATGATTTATTAATGGAACCAGAAAGTATGGTAGCTGGAGATATAATATTAAATGGTACAGATGGTGATAGCACTAACGCTGGTGATAATCTTATAGGACAAGGTAAAATTGATTGGGTGGGTGCGACTATAACAGCTGCGAATGGAGCAACAGGAAAAATTATTGCAGCTGATATTGCAGATATTAGTATAACAAATGATTTTATAACTACTGATGCTGGTTATTATCGAAATACAGATAGTCATATATCTGAGGATATTATAAGAATACAAGACTCCTATTATTATCAGGACTTTTCTTATGAAATTAAACTTGGTCAATCAGTATCAAATTATATGAACGAATTGAAAAAGGCAATACATCCAGCAGGATTTATGCCTTTTGGTAAAGTGATAATTGCAAGTTCTCTTGTTGCAACAATGCCCTTCGCTGGTGTTGGCCGGATTGATGCTGGGGAAACGACTTTCTCACCAATATTGGCTTCCGCATTGAAAACAATATTTGATTTAAGAATTAAAAAAAGAATTGGTATTCCCCATACTTACGAACAGGGTTCTTATTTCCAAGAATTACGTTTAGAGAATGGAACTATTCCTGATGCCAAAATAGCAATAGACGGTACGAATTATGGAATAGCACTACAACAAGAAGATGGCGTTATTATTTTACAAAGTTTAGCTAATGATGGAGACAATATTCTTATAACAGCTTCTGATGATGGTTCTCAAGATGATGCTGGGGATAATATTATATTAGATGGCACTGATGCTGACGGCACAGATGATGGAGATGTTACAGGAACATATGGCCATTTAATTTTAGATGGAACTTCTATAACTACATCAGGTTCAACCACAACTGTAAATGACGATGGCTCTTATGTTCTATTGAGTGGTACTGCTTTAGGTGTTTATGAATTGATAGACGCTTCTGATAACAGTCTCGTATTAAACGGAACTGATGATTTTCCAACAGGTAAACGAGATAGGTTAATGCATGAAGATGGAGATCATGCTGGAAGTAATATTGTTACAAATAATCTTGTTAAGTTTACCACATTAGTAGAAACAGGTGGGCCTATACAAGCGGAATCAGCAGTATCTAATATTAGAGGCCCGTATATTTGTACTGAGAAAGGTGAGAGAATTGTTTCTGAAAATTTTGCAGAAACCTTAACCGATGGCCCGATTTTAGATTTACAAAATGCAATTGGTCTAGAAAATTCTAATGGAGATAATATTATCTTTGAAGACACTTCTGGCGTGTTAATGACAGAAGCTTCAGTTGGAACTACAGGTGACGGCCATGATGTTAATTTTGTAAGATTATTAAAAACAAAAATCCATGTGCCACCGCCAACACCGCTTAATCAAGTAGGTCTTAGTCACATGGTATTAGATACTTTTGGTGACAGTCTTGGTACTGATTCTATTCAATTAGAGGATGGAGCTAGAAAAAGAGGCCCAACTATTAACTCAGATAGACTCCTTTTAGATAGCATCGACATGGGCAAAAAAGGTGATCCAACTGATTATGCACACTCAGGAGAACCCATAGAGTTAGAAGTAGCTGCTGTTACTAACATGGGAGTAGGTACATCCTTTACGGATTTCTACAAATTTTCTAGATATGAAATTCTCTTAGATGGTACAGATAGTGATGGTTCTAATTCTGGTGATAATATTGCTTTAGAAGCAGCTTCTCATGGTAAAATAATTTCAGAAGAGGTTGTTATTGGTTTACCAATGACTGACTTTCTAAGACCTGATCTTATGGTTCTGGAAACAATTCAAACTAAACACTCAGAATACGGCCGAGTACTTCTGGACGGCTCAGCGAGTGATAGTAGCACTGGTGCGATAGATGATGGAAGTAATGTATTATTAGATGGCATAGATGCTATGCAAACTGATGCTGGAGAACAAGTTTTATTTGAAACAGATAATGAAGAAAATAAATCCCATGATGATAGAAATGATGTATCTTTACTCATGGAGACACATGGCGAAGATGGTGGTTTTATTCTAAGAGAATATGGTGGAGGTGATGTAACAGAAGGAGATAACATTGTACTGAATGGTACGGATAGTGATTCTACTGACGCTGCTGATAACATTGTTCAAGAAGATACTGAAAGTAGTAGGGTAACTCAAGCAAGTGGAGCTTTTGCTTTAGAAAATGATAACGTATCTCATGTTCTTCTAGACGATAATAGTGGATGTATTGCAAATGAGGATGGAACAGGGGATGTAATTTTATCAGAAATAAATGAAGGCACTGGTCACGATATTATTTTAGAAGTAGGTACGGATACAGGAGTTGGTTTTAGATTAATTTTGGACGCTCAAAGAATTGAAATAGAAGCTGGTATAAATGATGGTGAAGTTCCAACAGCTAGTTTCGGTGATAATACTGTATTTCCGACATTAACATCACCTACAGAAATTTCGATAAGACCTTTAGGTCATGTTGTTCTACAAGATGAGGGAACTAAAACAAATCAGACACAAGAAGGGGATACTGGAGATGATCTTCTTTTGGAAGGTACAGATACAAGGGGCGCTATTGCTCTTAATGGAACAAATGGTTCTTCAGCTAACGAGAACAGCGTCCTTATTTTAAATGGCACTGACAGTACTTCACATAATGCTGGAGGCGAAATTCTTCATGAAGATGCTGAACATGTGGATAAAGGTGATAATTTACTTATGGATGAGACAATTTTGGAACAGCACCATCAAGGTCACTTAGTCTTAAATGCTACAGATGGATCAGCTACTGATGCTGGAGATAGAATATTTTGGGAAAATGGTACATATTCTAGTCTTTTAGGTACATATCCAGCATTCATAGCAAAGGGAGCTCAAGCAGAAACTTATGATAATACTACCGCAACAACATTTGATTCTACAGAACAAACTTTTGATGTAGTTGAGGGTGATTAGAAAAATTATTATAAATATAAATAGTAAAACTATTGGAAGGGTGTATTAATGGCATATCAATCAATCGGAATTGGATCCACCGCTGATGACGGTACAGGGGATACTCTTAGAGCCGGTGCTGACAAGGTTAATGATAACTTTGTTGAGCTATACACATTATTAGGCGATGCAAGTTCTCTTTCCAGTGGTTTAAGTTCTACTGGTACAGTTGTGACTCTTACTGCCCCTACAATCTCAGGAATAGTAGGAGGTACACAAAATTCTGCGACAATAACAACTCTTGCAACAACTACAATAAATGCAACAACTGTTAATGCTGGTACTGCGGTATTGGCTGCTGGATCACTTACGGATAGTTCTGGAGCAATAGATTTTGGTAATGAAAATCTTGCTACTACAGGAACACTAAACACTGGTGCTATAACATGCGGTGCTATTACTGCGAGTGGTGCTATTTCTATGACGGGCGCTACATTTTCTGTAGGAACAAGTGTTATTTTTGAAGGTGCCACGGCTGATGAATATGAGACAACTCTTACATTAACAGATCCTACAGCGGATCGTACTCTCACGTTGCCTAACGTAACAGGCAGCATTGTAACAACGGGCGATAGTAACACAGTAACAGGGACTATGATTACAACTGATACGGTAGCTGAGGCTAATATGGCTGATGACGCAATTGGTGCCGCTCAACTAAAAACACTTTCTACTTTATTGATTAAAAACTCTAGTGGAACAACACTTAAAACAGTTTATGGTGCTGGTGCATAAATAAACGAGGGAAACGAAAATGACAGCAATTATTACAGAAAAATTTAGACAACATAATGCAGGCCAGTTTTTTGAATCTTTTAGTGAAGCTTCTGCAAATGCATATTACCTTTTTATAGGTAAGGCAACCTCTTTTACTAGTGGTACTACTGGAGGTTCGGATACTGCTCCACCAACACCAACAGACGGGCCAGCTCAAGAGTTTTATGTTTGGGACGATATGCTCGCTGCAAAACAAATTAGTTCTTCTTACATCAGTTATGCTATCCCTCGCAGAAATTGGACTAACGGAACGATTTATGACCAGTATCATCATAATATTAATTCTTCTAATACTGCGACTTCTGGAGCAACGAACATTTATGATTCTACGTTCTTTTTTATGACTTCAGATTATAGAGTGTATAAAGTTCTTGACAATAATAGTGGAGTAGCATATAGTGGTGCAGCACCAACAACTGAATCTACTGCCCCTTTTGAATTAGGTGGATATGTTTTACAGTACGTTTATTCTCTTACAAGCTCTGAGATTGAAAGATATCTTACTACAGATTTTATGCCTGTATCAACGGATAGTGTTGTAAGTGCAGCTGCTACGGATGGTACAATTTCCTCTCTTAAAATAACTGCTGGGTCAGGGTATACTAATGGAACTTATTATTCTGCTGTATATGGAGATGGTACAAGTCAAGGGACATCTTCTGGTGCAATTATAAGAATTACTGTTTCTAGTAATGCTATTGTTGGTTTTGGTTTAACTGCTGGAACAGATACTACAATTCATGCCGCTGGAGCAGGATATACCTTTGGTACGGTTAATCTCGCTTCGGGTTATACCTTTTCTAATGCTACATTAACAACGGCCTCTGCAATGGGAGGTTCTGGCGGTTCTGTAGAGGTTCTTATTGGCCCTAAAGGTGGTCATGGTTATAATGCTGTAGAGGAATTTGGTGGACATTATGTTATGATGAATACTACTTTGACACAGGCCGAAGGGGATGATATAACGACAGCAAACGATTTTCGTAGAGTAGGAATTTTAGTTGACCCTTACAATTATGGAACATCAACTGTTTCCTCTTCTGCTACTATAAGACAGACATATGCATTAAAATTAACTTCTGTTAGTGGTACTTTTGATGTTGATGAAAAAATTTCACAGGCAACTACGGCTGCGATAGGAAAGGTAGTTGAATGGGATTCAAGTAATAATATTTTGTATTATCAACAAGAGAGATTTGGAGATTTTGGTACGAGTGGAACAACTGGAGCATATGTTGCTTTTAGTGGAGCATATGTTGTAACAGGTTCAACTTCTAATGCATATGGCACCCCAGATGCTGCTGCTGATTCTGCTGTAACTCTTACTGGAGGAAATACTGTAACATTTACTGATGGTTATGCAAATCCAGAATTGCAACCCGATACTGGTCAAATTATCTATATTGAAAATCGGAAACCTATTAGTAGAGCTTCTGATCAAACGGAAGATATTAAATTAATTGTGGAGTTCTAAGTATGCCTCTCAAAACAGACTTAAACGTAACGCCTTATTTTGATGATTATAGTGCGTCGAATAATTTTCAACAAATTTTAGCTAGACCTGGCCAAGCAATTCAGGCTCGAGAATTAACTCAATTACAGAGTATTCTTAGGAATCAAAGTGAAAAACTTGGTGACTTTCTTTTACAAGAAGGTACGGTTGTCATACCTGGCAATCTTAAACTAAGTCAAAATATTGATACAATAAAACTTGCACCTACTTACGGTGGAGAAACTACAGATGTAACTCAATATCAGGATGCTATATTAACTGGAACAACTACTGGAGTTCAATCAGCAGTAGTACATGTTGAAGCTGCTACCTCAGATGATCCCCCGACTCTTTTTCTCCGAAATGTTGCTGTTGGTACTGATAATGAAACAAAAGTATTTGCAGCTTCAGAAACTCTTTCTGCTAATAAAGGAATTACTAATGGATCTACTTCTTATTCTATTGGCGATGTTTCTGCTCAAGTAGCTGAAACACTTCCCAACTTTTCTGGTATTTTAGCAACTATGAGTCCAGGCGTTTATTATCTTAGAGGAGGATTTGTTGAAGTAGAAGAAGAGACTTTAACCCTTTCAAAATATTCAAATGGTAATGTTAATGCTAGAGTTGGGTTCACTATAACTGAGGAAATTATTACACCAGAAGAAGATTCATCTCTTTTGGATAATGCAACTGGTACATCAAACTATGCTGCAAAGGGAGCTCATAGAGTAAAAATATCAGTAGCTCTAGCCAAACTCGACGCCGACTCTGATGCTGACAGCAATTTTATACAATTAATGGAACTTAAAGGTGGACGGTCAACAGCTGAACCCAATAGAGCTCAGTTAGGAACCATACAAGAGACTTTGGCAAGAAGGACTTTTGATGAGTCGGGTGATTATACTGTTCGTCCTTTTATGTATGAAGCAAAAGAAGCTGTAACTCTGAATGAGAATATAGGAGTGTATGACAAAGGAGATACTACAGAACAAGGAAATACTGCTTCTACTTCTCTCTTATCTATAAAGGTATCGCCAGGCAAAGCTTATATAAGAGGTAATGAAGTTGAAAAAATGACTAATACCTTTATTGATGTGGATAAAGCAAGAACTTTTGCAAGTGTAAATACAGCTTCAACAGCATTTGATATCGGAAATTATCTTAATGTAACAAATGTATATGGAACCCCAGATGTCACTTTTATAACTGGTGAAACAACTCCATTTAAACAAATCAGTTTGTTTGATACTCCAACTGCTACCAGAGGTAGTTCTTCTGGTACAAGAATTGGAGTTGGTAGAACAAGGACAATGGAATATTCTTCTGGTACAGTCGGCCCAGAGGCTAATTATAAACTTTATATATTTGATTTCCGTCCCTTTACAATTGTAACTCTCGATGGAACACCAAGTCCTACCCTTGAAGCAAATCATTCTAATGGAGGCGTACAGATTAAAGGAGATAGTTCTGGTGCTACAGGTTGGGTCTTTGCTGATGGGACATCCGGCACTACTCTTATTTTAACAAATGTTTCTGGAACTTTTCAGGCTGATGAAAAAATAACTGCATCAGACTCAGAAGAAACCGATAAAATTGTAGAAACATCAGGCAATACAGATATTACTATATCTAGAGCAGTAACTAAAACTGTATCTGAAGCTAGACAAGTACATATGGCTGATGATGATGGTGGACAAAACTTCACTGCTGATATTGTATTAAGTCCTACTACTACGACAGAATCTTTTCTTTTGTTGAATGGAACAGATTCAGCCGGAGCAGATGTGGATGATCATATTGTTGCAGAGTTAGATACGATTCCTATTGGATTAAACCGTGCAACTACCGGCGGTACTGGATCAACTTTAAATCTTGCTAAATTACAATTTGCTGAAAAAAATGCAAGTTTATTTAAACTTAATAAGAACACTGTTAAAACTCATTTAACCACCAAGAATTCTGGAGCAAGTGATACTTCATATTATCTACGTAGACAATTTATTACAACTTCAAGTGCTTCTGGAGTTATAACTCTTAGTGCTGGAACTAATGAAGTTTTTAATGCTCATGCTGAAGTGGACTACACATTATCCATACTTTCTGCTGGTGGTGGAGGAACAGGACAACAGGGTGATATTATAAGCGCTTCTACTGGATTTTCTGGTGGAGGAACGGCAACTGTTACAGTAACAAATAATGCCGTGTTTGGGAACGGTGCGAAAGTAAAAATTATTGCAACGCTATTAAAATCTTCTGCAATTGCAAAAACTAAAACGACAAAGTTGATGAAACAAGTAAAGGTTGTGGCTGGTGCAACTGATGCTTATGGTACGAGGCCATCAGATAAAACCATTTCTTTAGGAAGGGGAGATGTATTTAAACTTGTAGCAGTACTTGATTCAGAAGATACTGCAGCTGATGCTACTGCACCAATTTTAACCATAGGAAGCATCTCTGGAAATTTTGTTAAAGGAGAAGAAATTACTGGTTCATCTTCAGGCGCCGCTGGTAGAATTGTTGATACTTCAAGTCCAATGTCTTATGTTCTTAAAAGAGGAACGACAGCACAATTTACTACTGCTGATACGATTACAGGATTTTCCAGTGAAGCAACTGCTCCAGTTACAGCGGTTACAACTGGTAGTACTAATATTACTGCAAGATATGAGTTAGATACAGGTCAACGAGATAATTATTATGACATTGCTAGAATAGTAAGAAAGCCCGGAGTTTCTTCTCCATTAGGAAGATTATTAATTATACATGACTATTTGGAACATGGTACTGGAGATTTCTTTACGGTTGACTCGTATATAGATGTTGCTGATCAAATGACATATGAAGATATTCCCATATACACTGCTACTAAAGTTGACCCAGATGATCCTGCTCCTTCTGGATCATTCCCTCTACAGGATTGTTTCGATATTCGTCCTCGAGCAGAAAATATAGCAGGAACAGCTGTTAGTATTGAAACAGTTGATGAGATAACAGGCAATTCATTCGATTTCTTTAATAGACAATTTGACGGAACCGGAGCTTCTTTAGTAGATTTTTTAAAACCTAGTTCTTTGATAACAAGTGATTTTGAATATTATCTTCCATATCGAGCATTACTTATAATGGAACGTAGTGGTAAGATTAACTTCATTAAAGGGGTTTCAACTGAAAGTCCAAGATTGCCGGAGATGGTTGACGGTGCTATGAAATTAGCAGAAGTAACAATTCCAGCTTATACATTCAGACCTCAAGATGTAATAATGAAGAGAGAAAAAAATAGACGTTATACCATGAGAGATATTGGTAAGTTAGATGAACGGATGCAACATGTGGAATATTATACAGCTCTGAGTTTATTGGAAAGAGATGCTGAAGGCTTTGAGATACAGGATGCTAACGGACTGAATCGTTTTAAATCTGGTTTTGTTGTTGATGATTTCTCAGGTCATAGAGTGGGCGATGCAAAACATAAAGATTACAAAAACAGTATCGATATGCAGAATAATGAACTTAGACCAACTGCTGTACCTAAAGGAATTGGTCTGATAGAGGCTGCAACTACGGATGCTGAGAGAGCTAATGTTGGATATCAAAAAACAGGTGATCTTTTAACTCTTCCTTATACGGAGGTTGTCTTTACAGAACAGCCTTATGCAACAAGAGTGGAGAGGGTTACTCCTGTTTTAGTTTCTAATTGGGTAGGTACAATTGAACTTGATCCTGCTGGTGATGAATGGTTTGAAACTGAAGTAGCACCTGATCTTATTATTAATGTTGAAGGTAATTATGATACTTTTTTTGAGGCAAATAAGAGTGCAATTGGTACTGTATGGAATGCTTGGCAAACTACTTGGAGTGGTACTTCAGTATCTACAAGTGGTTCGACGGCACCCGGCGGTGTCCAAAGAACAATAACGACAACTCGTTCTAATTTAGCTAGAACTGGAGTCCAGACAGATATAGTTCCACAAATTGATTTGGAATCTCAGGGCTCTAAAGTAATTCAAAGAGCATTTATTCCATTTTGTAGAGCAAGAAATATTACCTTTACGGGAACACAGTTTTATCCTAATATGAGACTTTACCCATTTTTTGATAAACAAAGTATTGTAAAATATGTAACACCGTTGAGTGGGTTTACTACAGATGCAGCAGATGTTAGTGGTGTTCCTGCTGCTGAATCTCCTTTGATTACAACTGCTTCTGGTCAAATTAAGGGCGTTTTTGCTCTCCCAGATCCAAGGGTTGCTGGTAATCCTAAATTTAAAACAGGTGAAGTTGAATTTAGACTTACCTCTAGTGTCAAAGATGTTCGTACTAAAGATCCAGAAACAGAGGGAACTACCACTTATCAGGCTGTAGGTATTTTAGAAACAGAGCAAGAAACGATTATTGCTACAAGAAACGCTAAATTATTTTCTACACCAACATCTCAAAGTACTTCTGTATCCTCTTCAAGTGTAAGGGCTGTCCAGACTCGCTTCAACGAACCTGATTCTGTTTCTGATCCTCTTGCTCAAACATTCATTGTTGAACAGGATGTTGATAATGAGGTAGATTCTGCTGGAACTAATCGTGCTGAATTTGGTGCCAAATCATCAGGCAGATTTGTAACATCTATTGAACTTTACTTTTCTGCGAAAGCTGAGACTTTACCTGTTACAGTAGAAATTAGAACAGTTCAGAACGGATTTCCAGCTTCTAAAATTATGCCTTTTGGTAGAACTGTTAAAGAACCAGCTGACGTTACTTTAACTTCAGATGCATCAACTCCCACTAAATTTACTTTCGATTCTCCTGTTTTTCTTCAACATGAAACAGAATATTGTTTTGTTGTTATTGCTTCTACACCAGAATATAAAGTCTGGTTATCTAGAATGGGGGAAACTGTTATTGGAGCAGGAGCTGGAAGAACTGTATCTAAACAACCACATATTGGTGTGTTATTTAAAGGTCATAATAATAGAACGTGGGCTCCTTCGTTAACTGAAGATTTGAAATTTAAGATGAATGTTGCTAAATTTGATACTACAGCAGCAGGAAAAGTAACTTTAAATAATGATGCTGTTGATTCTAGACGATTGGACGAACATCCCCTTATATTTACTAATGGTAGTACAACTTTGTTGGTCAACCACTCAAACCATCAAATGTATTCTACTTCAAATAATGTTACTATATCTGGAGTTGTATCTGAGGCAGAAACTACTCTTGCTGCAGCGTTGGATGCAACTGCAACCACATTAACATTAACCTCTGGAACAGATTTTGACGATACTTCTGGAAAGTACGCCTATGATAGTAGCAGTTTGTGGTGGATAAAAATTGATGATGAAATTATGAAGTATACTACTATTAGTGGTACAGCTGTCTCCAGTATAACTAGAGGAGAAGATAGTACTTCTGCGACTACACATGCAGATGGAGCTACAGTAAAATTGTATATGTTACATAAGGTTCCTTTCACAGAAATCAATAAAACACACACTTCTCTTTCAAATATTAATATTGATTCATATACTGTTGCTTTAACAAGTTCACCCACAATAACTGGAGGTTCGACTGATGCTTCAAATGGTGGTTCTGAGGTTTATGCATCTGAAAATGCTAGTTTTGATGTTGGCCTACCAGCAGTGTCAGTAATGGAACTTCCAGCAACAAGTGTAACTGCAAAAATTAGGCCTATGACAAGTACAAGTCCTTCTGGTTCACAAACTTCATTTTTGACTACAGCTGAAGTAGACGCAATCGAAATAAACTTGAATGATAATGAGGAATATGATACTCCTTATATGATTGCCTCACCAATTAATGAAACAAATGAAAATGGTGGAGTCAAATCTTTGATAATAGATAATGTTCTTGTTTCCTCAAATTCTGATGTAACACCCATTATTGATCTGGGCAGAATGTCATTTATTGCAGTAGGTAATAAATTGAATAAAATAGATTCTTCTTCCGATGTATATCCCACCACAGATTTTATAGCATCAACGGAACCTGATGGAGATAATAATGCTAACATTTATTTGACTAAGAAAGTGACTCTTGAAAATGCAGCAACTGCTCTTAAAGTATTTTTTGCTGGGCACAGACATTCTACTGCGACTATCAAAGCTTACTATAAGATTTTAAGAACTGATGATGCATCAGAGTTTGATGATTTAGGATATGTTGCTTTTAATAGTGATGGGTCGCCGGATTCGGCAACACAAAATGCTACGACTAAAGAGACTTTTGCTCAATTTGTGTATACGGCTGGAGTAACGGATGATGGTGTAGGTACACCTTTGGATGAGTTTATTTCTTTTCAAATTAAAATTGTATTACAAGGAACAAATACAGCAGAACCACCTCGTATTAAAGAATTGAGGTGCTTAGCATTGGCAATGTAAAATGATAGATGGAGAATTACAACATATACCAGTGGAAGGCCGGGATGATCTGGTTAGAACTACGGATGGCAGCCATGCAATTGTAAACCGTAATCGTAATGCATATGAAATGGCAAAAAAACGTGCGGCTGATGCTCAAGCACAAAGAGATGAGATAAGAAATACAACAAGAGAGATAAATACTTTGAAATCTGAGATGCATGAAATAAAAAATCTCTTACAAGAACTGGTAGGTAAACAATAATGGCAATTACAGGTTCAACAGTAACAGCAAATCAATCTCTAGAAGAATTCAGATTAGAGTTTAATAAAATTGTAAGTGATGTATCTCAACTAGAAAGTAATCCTACTTATGGTACTTCTCTTATCTTTGAAGGTGCTACAGATGATGCATTTGAAACCACTTTTACCGTTGCAGATCCATCGGCGGATCGTACTGTAACGGTTCCAGATGCAGATGGAACAATTCTATTAACTGGAGCTGCTTCATTTGCAGTTGCCGATGGAGGAACCCTTGGTTCATCTACAACTGCTGATGCAATGACGATTGCAAGTGATGGTGTTGTTACATTTGCTTCTTCTCCTGCTTTTACATCAATCTCTTCTGGTTCTACTTTTACAATAGATGCAACTACAGATATTATTTTAGATGCAGATGGTGGAGATGTGTTCCTTAAAGACGCTGGATCTACTTTTGGTAGTTTAACAAACACATCTGATAATCTTATTATAAAATCAGGCACAACTACAGCCGCAACATTTTCTGGTGCAAACACAACATTAGCAGGAACTTTGGGTGTTGGTGCAATAACAACAACTGGTGCCTTTAAAGGTGCTGATGGTTATACAATCGGTAACGCTTCAGTTGCAGATATCATGACTCTTGCTTCTACTGGCATTGTAACATTTAAAGATGATATTGTTTTAAAGAATGATGCCACAATTGGAAGCGCTGGTGCAGCAACAGCAATGACGATATCTTCTGGTGGTATCGTAACCTTTGTAGATGACATCAAGATTAAAGATGGCGGTACAATTGGTACTGCTACTACTCCTGCTGCAATAACAGTTGCCGCTGCCGGAGCTCTCACATTAAGTGGAAGAAGTGTTCACTCTGCTGGTATTACTGTTGCAGATGATGGAGAGATTGGTTCTACTTCTGACCCAAATGCGATTGCAATTAGTTCTGCTGGTATTGTTACCCTTAGTAGCAGTACTGCTTCTTCAAGTAAGACTACTGGTGCGTTGGTTGTCACTGGCGGTATTGGTACAAGTGCAGACCTTTATGTTGGTGATCTTTTAAATGTAGAAGGCGGTATTAATATCGCTGGATCAAACCAAGAATTACGTTTCTATGAAGGTGCAAATTATGTTGGATTTGAGGCACCAGCATTAAGTGCAGATCAAATTTGGGTATTACCAGCGTCCGATGGTTCGGATGGTAATGTGTTGGTTACTGACGGTTCTGGTACAACGACATGGAGTTCTGCTGTTTCTGGTACTGCGGGCAATATTACAATCAATGCAAATAACTCTACTGATGAAACTGTGTATCCAGTATTTGTTGATGGAGCTACAGGTGGTCAAGGCCTTGAATCTGATACAGGATTAACCTATAATCCTAGTAGTGGAATTTTAACAAGTACAAAATTTAATGGAACACTTACTGGTAATGTTATTGTGGCAAATGATGGGAATATCGGTTCTGTTGGTGATTCAGACTCCGTTGCTATAGATTCAAGTGGTAATTGGACTTTTAGTCAGAATTTAACTGTTACAGGTGTTACTACTCTTAACGGTAACTTGGTTCTAGGTGATGCAGCTGCAGACACACTAACAATTGGAGCAACTTTAGTAGGAGGCAGTCCTCTGATCTTTGAGGGTGCAACTGCTGATGGAAATGAGACTACCTTTGCAATTACAGACCCAACTGGAGATCGTACTATTACATTTCCTGATCAAACTGGTACTGTGCATACCACTGGTGGAACAACAACTCATACTGCAATTTTAATTGCAGATGCTGGAACTATCGGTTCTGCATCAGACCCCAACGCAATCGGAATAACTGCTGGTGGTGTTGTATCTGTTACTGCAACTACTGCTTCCACAAGTGCTACTACTGGTGCATTGACGGTTGCTGGTGGTGCAGGTGTTGCTGCTGATTTGGGTGTTGGAGATGATCTCTTTATGATTTCTGATGGTGCAGTTATTACCTTTGGTGCTAACTCTGAGATTAAATTAACACACGTTCATGATACTGGACTTCAAATGACTTCGACAGTTTATGCTCCTCTGTCTCGTAGAGGTGAGGATACGTTTATTGTCTTAGATCAAACAGCCGCAGCTGGAACTGATGCTGGTGATAATGTTATCATGGATAGAAGTGCTGCTGATGGAACTGATGCTGGTGATGACATTATTGGTGAGGATGAAGTATTCTTACACTCAGGTATGCAAAGAAATGTTATTCAAATTGTTGGTTCTGATGGAAAGGTTAAAAATTCTGTAGCAGGATTTGCGCCAGGAGCAATTTAAATGGGGGATAATGATTTAGAATATACCTTTGATAATGGAGATCATTATGTTGGTGAGTGGAAGAATGGTAAGATGCATGGCCAAGGAATCTTTACCCATAACGATGGAAACAAATATGTTGGTGAATTCAAGGATGGTAAAAAGAACGGACAAGGCACCTTAACCCTTACTGAAGGTTTCGGGTTTGAAGGAGACAAATACGTTGGTGAATGGAAAGATGACAAACCTCATGGCTATGGCACTGAAATTATTAGTCCTAATGGTAGGTTTGCAGGGAACAAATACGTTGGTGAGTGGAAGAATGGTAAACAACATGGCCACGGCACTGCGACTTCTCCCGAAGGACAAAAATACGTTGGTGAATACAGGGATGGTAAATGTCATGGTAAAGGTACACATACCTATACCAATGGAAATAAATATATCGGCGATTTCAAGGAAGGTAAAATGCAAGGCCAAGGCGTTCATATCTTTGCTGATGGGGAAAAGTATGAAGGTGAATTTAAGGATGATAAATTTAGTGGACAAGGTACATATACATTAATTCTTTCAGAGGATTCCAAGAAAAAATATGTTGGCCAATGGAAGGATAACAAAGCACACGGACAGGGTATTACTTATGGCGTTGGTGGAAAAGTGTATCAAGAAGGAATATTTGAAAACGGCCACTTTTTGAATGGGGTTTAGATACAAAAAATGGATAATAATGAATTAGAATATACTTGGGACGAAGGGTTTCGTGCTGGAGAAAAATATGTAGGGGAATGGAAGGATTACAAACCCCACGGACATGGCACCTATACCTTTGCCGATGGAGATGAATATGTCGGTCAATGGAAAGAGGGCAATCAACACGGACAAGGCACCGTAACCAATACTAATAGAGACAAATATGTAGGTCAATGGAAGAATGGTAAATACCACGGCCAAGGTATTGAAACCTTTGCTGATGGGGGTAAGTACGTTGGTGAATTCAAGAACGGAATATATCATGGATTAGGCACCGTGACCTACGCCAATGGGAACAAATATGTTGGCCATTGGAAGGATGGTAAAGAAGACGGATTCGGCACCGTGACCTATCCTACTGGAAGAAAATATGTCGGTGAACTTACAGACGGTGATAGACATGGCCGAGGCACTCTTACCTATCCAGATGGAAACATATACATTGGCGATTTCAAGGAAGGTAAAATGCATGGTCAAGGCACTTTTACCCATCCCAATGGATCGAAATACGAGGGCGAATGGAAGTCTGGCCAACCCAACGGACATGGTATTGAAACCTTTGCTGATGGGGGTAAACATATCGGTGGATACAAGGATAATCAAAAGCATGGACAAGGAATTTTTACCTATGCTGATGGGTCGAAATATGATGGTGAGTGGAAGAATGGTAAATGGCATGGGAAAGGTGTCTTTACTAAGCCCACTGGAAGAAAATATGTTGGTCAATATATAAACGGTAAACCTGATAGACAAGGTACTTATACCTTTGACGATGGAAGAGTGATGGAAGGTATATGGGAGGATAAAGAATTGATCTCTCACAAGAATGGCAAACCTAACGGAATAGGTACTTTTACCTTTGCTAATGGGGTTAAATATATCGGTGAATGGAAGGATGCCCTATTTCATGGATACGGCACCCTTATTTTTGGTAATGGAGACAAATACGTCGGTGAATTTAAAAATGGTCAATCACATGGGGAAGGTATTGGTTATGGTGCTGATGGTAAAATACGCCAATCGGGCCTGTGGAAGAACGGTCAATTTGATTCGTTATTGGAGTTCACCCATACAGAAAGGGTGGATGCAACTGGTCACGTAAATGCTAGTGTGATATAAATAGAAAGAATGGAAAAAAAATGTCTGATAACGAATTAGAATATACTTGGGATGAAGGGCCACGTGCCGGAGAAAAATACGTTGGAGAATGGAAGAATTACAAATTCCACGGTAAGGGCAAATATTATTACATGAATGGGGCTACATATGAAGGTCAGTGGAAGGATGGAGAATACCACGGAAAAGGCCACTTTATCTATCCTGATGACGTTCCAGATGAGCTCGAAGAATGGGGAGCACCTGTAGCGAGTATTGATCCTGACATACCTAAGTCTCACGACGAACTGCGGGCTGACCACGGGTGGGCCCACCCTCCTGGCGGTTGCAGAATGGAAAATGGTGCGTATTATGGGGAAAGTTACGAAGGTGAATACAAGAATGGTAAAGCACACGGAAAGGGTACATATATTTCTAACAATGGGATGAAATATGTTGGTGAATTTCAGAACGGTTTAAAGCACGGAAAAGGTACGTTGGACTTACCTAATGGAAACAAATACGTTGGCGAATTCAAGAATGAATGGAGACACGGACAAGGCATTCAAACTGATGCTGATGGAAGAGTGAAAGAAGGGATGTTTGAAAAGGATACTCAACATGGTCAAGGCATCACAACCTTTGCTAACGGAGACACATACGAAGGGGAATTCAGAATGGGTGCAAAGTGGGGTCATGGCACTTATACTGTTTTTAATGGTGGCACATATGTTGGTGAATGGAAAGAAGGTATCCAACATGGCCAGGGTGTTGAAATTTGGGTAAATTCAACTGGTAAGAAAGATAAATATGAAGGTGAATTTAAGAACGGCAAACCAAATGGTCAAGGAACATATACCTACAGTGATGGGAAAAAACATGAAGGCGAATGGAAGGACGGAGATTATATCCAAATGGGATCTATAGTAATAGATGAAGGTGAACTTCGTTCAAAAAGAGAAGAGGAAGGTAAAAAATAATGGCTTCTAGAAATTTACTATACGTTGATGACAATAATGATCTTGCGGAAATGTCTAGTGCAGAAATGGTAGAGATACAGAAAAGAATGATCTATGCTTATAGTGTTACTCCATCAGCGGTCATAACACAGGTTAGCGATAGTGGTGCAAATATAGCTTCTATGGATGATACCAGACAAAAAGCTGGTGCAACTTCACAGTCTGCCTCGGCCTTTGTTGCAGAAGGTACAACTGCTGAACCTGGCACTGTTACTGTAACATATGATAAAATAAATTTAGCATATACAACAAGTGATGTTGGTCACACTACTGACACTGGAACAACCTTTCCTGTATATTATGACGGTAGTGGGAACATTCAATCTTGTTCTCTTACTGATTTGAAGGATACTCTTATTTACGATTGCATTGATCTTCTTGTTTCTGGTACAGAGAGTGCAACTACAGCAGGAACATATACAATAACTGATTCAGCAACTGCTGCTTCAAATTATACTAATGTTTCAACCACAGCAGTTTTCACAGATACACGAGCAGATACAGATGAATATTCAGCTGCGGGCATTCCAGAAACATTAGATCAACCGACTACTATCACGAATTATTATCTTCATGAGAGAGATGGAGTAGCTAATACTCCCAGTAGGATGCCGGTAGTTGTTAACGCCAGTAATGATTTGGCGGAAATGTCTAATTCTACTATAGATTCTGTTTTAGGGGATTGGTTAAGATATACAGCTGCTAATGATGGTGATGGATATAAAATTGTATATACAGTAGCAACTTCTGGTGGTAACACTAGAGGAACTGCTATGGTAGACACTAGATTAGATGGTGCCGGTAATTATCAGACATTGCAGTCTGGAGATGATTATCGATCTCAGGAATTTCCAAATGGATCATCTGGGACGGTTACTACGTATAATTTACGTATAAATAAAGGATAGGAGTAAGATATGGCTGTTGGTCAGGGTGAACCTTTTGCATTTTGTGGTAGAATAGTAGAGGCATATTATTCTAGCCCGGAATTAGATACTGTTGCTATTATGTGGAGCGATGGTGAAAAGAATCGTGAATACTACGTTGTGGTTGATGAGGAAGACGATCAATTTCAGGCTCTCTTAAAAGAGTGGTCTTATGAAAGTCTTGATGAGTGTACAAGAACTAGAAATGAACAACATCGACAAGAATTTAGAGATGCTTTCCACCGATATGCTACAGAACGTAATATGTATGGTCATAGTGATGGAGAGTCATTTGAAGAACGTCAAGCTTCTTTAGACATTATTTTTGATTTTGATCCAGAAGAGCCAGAACATAAAGAACAACTTTTTAAACTTAAACTTAAAATGTTTGAACAGGATGCGGTTAAAAATAGTAAAGCACGGACAAAGAAAACAGCTATTCGAAAAGCTGAAACCCCCGTTGAAGCTCTTGCCGCATATGCATCTTTTATAAAATAGTTACTTGACTTTTGTTGTTCGGTATTTTATTATGGAGTTGCTATGAATATATTAGGTATATCTGAAGGATTTCATGACGCAGCAATTTGTTTGATTCGAAATAGTACAAAAATTCATTATGCTTCTTCTAGTGAAAGATATAGTGGTATAAAAGGTGATAAGTGGGTTCATGCAGACCAATTTCCCAGAAGTCCTAGTAATCAAGCTAACGTAGTTGCATATTACGAAAAACCTTTCCGTAAAAATTTAAGACGATTATATGCTGGTCAGAAGTGGCAAACTCCACGACTCAAGTATGATTGGTGTTACGGTCATCATGAATCCCATGCAGCTGCTGGATATTATACCGCACCATTTGACGATTGTAATGTTTTGGTTATAGATGCTATTGGAGAGTGGGATACTATTTCTATATGGGAAGGGAAAAAAACTCATTTAAAAAAGATCAAGTCTTGGAAATATCCATACTCTCTTGGTCTTCTCTATTCTGCAATCACACAAAGTATTGGACTGAAACCCAATGAGGATGAATATATCACTATGGGTATGTCGGCATTTGGTGAACCAATATACGATCTAAGTGAATTGTTATGGGAAAATAATCATAGAGGAGCAAGAGAAATATGGAAAGATAAATGGCAGGGGTATCATATAAAGGAAGAAGACCTTGCTGCTTCTGTGCAAGCTCTATATGAGAAGGAATTTCTAAAACTTGTGGAGATGTGTCCCAAGAAAAACTTAGTTATTATGGGAGGGTGTGCTTTAAACTGTGTTGCAAACTCCAAGATAAAAGGAAAGAATATTTGGATTATGCCTGCTCCTGGCGATGCTGGTAGTTCTTTAGGTGCGGCCGCATTAGTATTAAAAGAAAAATTGGAATGGAAACATCCTTATCTTGGGTATAATATATTAAAAAAAATTAATACAAATTCAGTTGTTAAAGAGCTTCTGAAAAATAAAGTTGCTGGTGTTGCAAATGGAAAAGCAGAGTTTGGCCCAAGGGCGTTGGGAAACCGTTCTCTTCTTGGTGATCCTCGATATGATATAAAAGATACTGTGAATGAGATTAAACAGAGGCAGAAATTTCGTCCCTTTGCTCCAGCAATATTATCGGAATTTGCAGACGAATATTTCGACGGCCCAATGAATGAGTATATGCAGTTTGTTGCAAAGGCAAAACACGATTTTAAATCTGTTACTCATGTTGATGGTACAGCAAGAGTACAGCTGGTAAAGAAGAATTGTGGTTCTATTATTAGGTCTATCTTGGAAGAATGGTTTGAACAAACTGGATGCCCTATGTTATTGAACACATCTCTTAATATTAAAGGTAAACCTATAGTAAATACGTGGGACGATGCAGAGGAATTTTCAAAGAAATATAATGTCAATGTTTTCTAAACGTAAAAAATTAATCATAGGAGGGTGTTCGTATACTGATAATTATGCAAAGAAACACAAGATGCCCGAATTTCCTATATGGGGAGAATTACTAGCAGATAAGTTAGATATGGATTTGATTAATCTTGCAAGGTGTGGTTTTGGTAATCAAGCAATATACACTACTATATTAGAAAGAACATTAAAAGAGAAAAATGTTGGACTTATAGTAGCTATGTGGTCTGAAGTTCAGAGATTAAACATCTACAAAAATACACAACTCAACCCCAAATGGCAACATTATAATTGGCAATGTTTTCATCCAGACAGAATTGTTTTGGACGCAGAATGGCATGATCAATTTTATAAACCCCCATCAAAAAATCCTAAAAAATCTGGACTACAATGGGATGTTAGTAATGTATATAGAGACTATGATATAGATTGTATTAAGGGAGCTACTATTTCTTCTTTAAGTTTTATGTATTCTTTTCAGAATTTTTGTGAGGCAAATGATATACCGTATTTACAGGTACAAGGTTGTCAACCATTAATGGGTAAGTCAGAACCTACACAGAATATTCAGTATAAAGAATTTTGTAATCTTATTATTAATAGCCCCTATGTGGATAAAATTAAAGATACATTTTTAGGGTGGCCTATCGATCCTCGTATTGGTGGTTATAGTATTGATTCTAAATTAGAAGATGAACATAGATTTGCTCCAGAAGATACACATCCAAATGAAATTGGACATAAATTTATAAGTGAGGTTTTGTATAATGCAATTAATAGCAAGTGGTTGTAGTTTTACAGAAAATGTGCTTGTGGAAGATCCGTGGCCTAATCGTTTAGCAAATAAGTTAGGAGCGAAACTTACAAATTTAGGAGCAGGAGGAAGAGGGAACGAGTATATTTTTAATATGGCATTTGATAACTTAGATAAAGCAGATTTAATGGTTGTTATGTGGTCAAGTTTTGATAGGTGGGATTTTGTTAATAATACGTTTGAGATTCCGTATCTATTGGCAGATGGTGGTACTATGCCACGAAGGAATGAACTTATAGATAATACTACTGGAAAACCAGCAAATTTGTATTTAGCAGAAAATAAATTTGTAACAGCTTCTAGGGCGTTAGTAAATGCAAGATGTGTTGATCCTCGGCATCAGATTAAAAAGAGCTTGAGATGGATGGTTGCATTACAAGATATATGTAAACAAAAAGAGGTGCCTCTTATAATGAGTATGGGGTTTTTACATTGCACAAAACTTGAGGACACAGAGGTTGCAAAGACTTTTACAAACTTTTCAAGATTTTTTGATTTAGAAGGAACAATAGGTTGGCCCTATAGTTATCTTTTAGATGGTTTTACACTACATGATAAAATGAGAGAACATGGGACTGATATGTGTATATCAGAATTTGACGAACACCCTAATGAATTAGGGTGTGAATTAATTAGTGAGGTTTACTATGATGAATATAAAAAGATGTATCCTAAAGGTTAGATTATTTTTGTCAACTTTGTATATGCGGCCGCATAAAGAAGAAAAGGGTTTCATATATGAATTCAACGATGAAGAGTTTAAAGAACTTCCAACAGAAGAACAAGCTAAAGAAGTTCAAAAAAATTGGAATAAACATATGAGAGAAAAGTGAAAAATCAAATTTTAATGGTTGGAGATAGTTGGACAGCCGGAACTAGAATACAAGCTCTTGGATTTAATACCTGGCCTATCTGGCCGGAGTTAATTGCCAAGAAGTTGAATATGACTTTTAAAAATTATGCTGATGGTGGCAGAGGAAACGAGTTCATATACAATCAAGTAATAGATAACTATGATGGTGAAGAATTAATTATCGTTTTATGGAGTCATTATGATCGTTGGGATTTTGCTCATTATTCTTTATCATGTAATCCCTACCGTGGAAAGGATGCATATGATGGCGATGATCCGACTTCTAGAGAAAAAAAAGAAAAGATATTTGATGTTTTGATGGAGACAGAATTATTAAATGCAAAATATAATTTTAATAAAAGTATCAGATGGATCCATGCTTTTCAAAATTTTTGTGAAGCCAATAAAATAAAGTATATGCAAGCACAAGCCTTTCATCCAGCATGGGAGTTAGATCAATGGAATGGTATTAATCATTTTGTTGATAGCCCCTTATTATATTACATAGATGAAACTCATTTTTTAGGTTGGCCCCTGTTTAAACAAATTGGTGGTTTTACTATGTCAGATAAATTAGATGAAGTTGATCCAGATCAATCTAAACTTAGAGTCAACTTTATGTATGATCCACATCCAAATGAAGAAGGTCATAAGTATATAACAGAACTATTTTATAAGTTCTATAGAGGTTTATATGATTGAAAATACTATATTATGTGTGAGATGGGGTGACAAATATGATCACACTTATGTAGAAAATTTAAAGAAACAGTGTGAGAATAATTGTTCAGTACCATTTAACTTCTATTGTCTAACAGATAATCCAACACAATCTTACGACATTCAACTTCCTACAACATGGGACAAATACTATTTGTCTGATAGAAATTTCTTTTGGGCATATCGTAAGTGTTATATGTTTTGTATAGATGAAGAACCTGATAAGAACTTTTGGAAAATTGAGGGCGATAAGTTTCTGTTCCTAGACCTTGACGTTATTATTCATCAAGATTTAAAATATTTCTTTGACCTTTCTATGGATAAACCATATATTGTAAGAGGATGGTGGAATAATATTGATGTTGTTAAACGTAATTTTTCAAAACATAAATCAACTCCATTAAACTCTTCTGTGATTCGATGGAACCGTGGCCAATTAAAAAAAATATGGAAAGAGATTGAAAAGAATGCTGAGATTATTTTCTACACATATCCGAGCTTAGATAATTATCTTAATCATCATTGGTACAATCTGTGGAAAGAGGATGAAGGATTTTTTAGAGGATTTCCACAGGGAGATACATATTCTTGGTTTAAAGGGAACATATATCCAGATGATATGGAACGTAGAAAAGTGAGAAAGGATCATAAAATTTGTTTGTTTAACAATAGTTCCTATGGAGAGGGTATGAACGATAAAGAGATCGAAGATTTATGGTAGATGGAATAAATTATACGCCTGAGGTTGCTAACGATTGGAAACAAACTGCGGCAGATGTAACTAAAGATTATCCACATCAGTTTAGAAGAACTTTAGACGCAACAACAGCCTCACAACTGCAAAGTAAGTTGTGGTTAATCAATACTATATTGGATTTAAAAATTAAACCTAAAAAAGTTGCCCTTATAGGAGGGTGGTATGCAAGTTATATTGTAGAATTGTTAATATCTGAAGTTGGTGTGGAGTTTGTTCATAATTATGAGATAGATAACGACACAAAAAATATTAGTTACAAATATAATAAGAGATATAAAGACGGTGATAAGTATGCATGTTCTATCAGAGATATTATGTTTAAGTCTGTTTATAAACCTTTAGATTCAGAACTGAAGTTAGGCCCACCGCACCCAAACTGTCAATTTGATATGGTAATTAATTGTTCATGTGAACATATGTTTCCCATGATTAGGTTTCATGATCTAAATAAAAGAGATATAGATCCAGTGTATGTTTTACAATCTACTGATGAAGAAATGTATGACGATCATATTAACTGTGTTGGTTCCCCCAAAGAATTAGCAGAACAGAGTAGTATTGTAAATTTAATGTATTCTGGTTCAAAAATTTTGGATAATGGAATGAACAGATTCATGGTAATAGGTAAATGACAATTATCGAGTGGTGCAGATATCATGATGTATGGTATCTACAAATGGATTTAGAAATACCCGAAGTATGTATAAAAGAAGCCCAAACTGTTTATGATGAAGGTTTCTTTGTCGATCATAGATATGGAACTGGTGATGGTTGGCGTTCTGCTGCTATTCATAGTTTTGTTCATAAAAATGCAAAAGATACCAGCATGGGGTGGCATCATACAAAAAATCCTAATAGTTATGACCTTCGAGAAGAAGATGTTACATGGGGATGGACGGAAGTTGCAGAACTAGCTCCTGAGACTAAACGATGGTTGGAGGATTTCCCTCACACTGAATATAGACGATTGAGGTTTATGTTATTGGAGCCTGGAGGAAGTATCGAACCTCATAATGATTCTAATGCTCCTAGAGATAAGAGAGGTGCAAGAAGGAATATAGCATCTGCTATTAACCTTGCTTTCTATCAACCTAAGAATTGTTATCTTCGAAGAAGTGATAGTAAAG